TTTTTACCGTAGTCATTATTAAACGAGTAGTACCAATCAATGCACTAAAAGTAGATATTAATTTTCCTACTATGAAAATCGCAGGGCCCAATGCTGCGACTAATAAACCAGCCTTAACAATAAAGCCCTGTGTTTCCGGATTAAGTGACTTAAAACCATCTACTAATCTTTGCAATCCTGTACTTAATGCTGCTGCAACTGCCTCTAAATTTAATGTTTCATTTATTGCTTTACCTAACTCTGCTAATGATGCACTAACATTGTCTTTTAAATTATCAAACGTATTAGCTAAACCACCGTTTGCCCTTTCTAAATTACCTAAAGCACCAACACTTCTTTTTATAAATTCTTCGCTACTTATTCCTAACTCCCTGATTCCTTCGGCAGTCACTACGCCAAATTCTTCTTTCATAACTCTGGCAAACTCTGGAAGCCTTTCTTTTATTTGATTAAGATCCTCCTGTGTCACCTTACCAACTGCGCTTATCTGACTAAGAGCTAATACTACACCATCAAATTGTTCTGCACCACCTCCTGCCCTTGCTACAGCATTGCCAAACTGTGTGATAGTTTCACGAGCAGCGTCGGCATTCATGCCTACACTTTGTAAAGAAGCGGATGCCTTTACAACTTCGGGAAGGGCAAGGCCCGGATTTTCGGCAACTTTACGGAGTTTTTCCATCTCTATTCCTGCCTCCTCGCTACTTCCCATAATGGCTATTAAACCATTTTGTAGCTTTTCAATGTCGGCAAAAGATTTTAAGGAGGCAGCACCTAAACCAATAATAGGTAAAGTTAACGATTGGGTTAATGTAGAACCAATGTTCTGCATATTACTGCCAAACCTCGACATACTACGTTCTACCTTTCCAAGTTCTTTGTCAAGATTTGAAACGTCTACACCAAGTTTTAAATTAAGTTTACCTATTGCCATTATGCTTCTTTATCCCATTTGTCAAATATTGACTTGTCGTTATTTGTCAAACTTCTGTTAGTTTCTTTCTTAATAGGATTCTCCCATGGAAATTCAATTAAATCTTTTGGCTTTAAACTTTTACCTTTTGCTGTGTGAACATTTAATAAAAGTGTTGTTTGCCATCTTATTCGTTCCCACTGTGTTTGCTCCTGTTGTTCAAATTGATTGTTATAACCTTGCATAGCTATAACAATCTCTCTGAAACTCATGTCGTAATATTGCGAAGGAGGAAATCTTAAAACTCCGAAACAAAAGCGTTCGATGTATTCAAGGGTAAGCTCTCCGCCTTCGCCACTACGTTTTTTTGGCTCTCATCTTCTGGAGGTGAAATCTCATTTGAAATCATTTCCATGATGCGAGTTATGCCTCCCATGTCTGTGTCTACCAAATCGCAGAATGATTGTAAAGTGTAAGGGCATTTCTCACCTTTAGCTTTGTAACCATGCTCTACACCGGTAAATGCAAGTTCAAGGGCTAATAAAAGATCTTCTCCTAAAAGGGAAAGGTCACTTAATTTAAGTTTCCTCTCCCTTAGAAATGTACCTAACACATACATACCAAATTTTATCGGTATGGATGTGTTGGCTATTGTTATTGTTTTCATGTGTTAGGATTTAAAATTATGCTTTAACTGTCTTTGTAATAGCACCAGTAACCTCGAAGGATGCTGAATAGCTTGTATTTTCTTCCACACCAGCGTTCAAGTCTAATGACGTACAAATAGCTTGCATTGTAAAGACATTGTCACCTTGTACATCTGTGGTAAATTTGATAGTCAATGCGGTACCTGATATTAAATCGGTAAACAAATCATCAAATAGGTAATTAGTAGAAGAATCACCAGGCCCGGCATACAATGCTTCAGTGGATAATGTGCCGGAAAGCTGCCCTTTCTTTACCTCTCTCCATCCTCCAGCTGCGGAATCCTTTGTTAAGATTTCACGCATGGCTGCGGAGATGTTCATTTGGCAGGATGTTGCGTAACCTATCGCAGTTGAATCTTTGTATAGGCGCATCAACGTACCATTAATAATGCCAGTAGTTGCCATGTTTATTTATTTTTTTTCGGTTTAATAATTTTCTCTTCATCTGCCTCGTCACTAAAATATGAGTTAGGCACTGGTATAGGAATATAGATTGGGTCTTGCTGAACTTCTTGCTTTTGAGGCATTTCTTCAACGACAAAAGATTCATCAAGTAGTTCTGCAATTCCATCCTTAATCATTTGCTCACCATATTCTGAAAGAAACACACCTACTTTGCCAGGTGCCTTTCCATTCCATTCTTTTAATAGTCTTAGTTTCATCGTTTCATTTTTGCCATAAAATCAATACTCATCCAATATACGGATAATTCAGCGTTAAACACTTGCGATGTAGCTGACATATATTTTATACTTTGCACTTCTACGCCTTCAACAATGCCAACAAATCTGTCTAATCTATTTCTAATAAGGTTAGATAATATTTGCGTATCGTCGTAGTTTTGCGTGTAAACATCTACTTGTAATGTAATTTCCTCTAAATTACTTTGCCCATCTTTAAAATCGACAGGAAGGCTATTTACAATAGTATATACTACAAATGGATATTGTACATTTTGAGGCACAATGTCTGGATATATCTTTGTACCAACATACGCTAATATGTCACCATCGGTAGATAATCTATTATATATTAATTTTCCTATCATGATACTTGCCAGAATTTTTTAGGTCTTTCCTGCATAATAAAAATACATTCATCACGCATGGTTTTAATTACTTTCTCCCTACTTAAATTCCTTGCCTTTACCACTATCTTATTATACCATGCCCTTGTACTTCCATACACCATGTGAGCGTAAAAGCCATTCGTTCCTTCGCTGCTATTAATACCTCTATTCATTGTATTTCTTTTATACAATGGCCCAATAGCACCAACGGCTCTTTTGTATGATACAAGGTTTTTAGATAAGTCAATGATAGACTTTCTTAAATTGCCCGGTTGTACCCACATTGAAGCGCGATCGTTTTCTTCCCATCCTTGCATTTTTTTATTTTTAAAAGGATTGGTACTAATTCTATGCGGCTTACTACTCATTGGTACTAAAGACCTGTAAACCTCTAATGCAATGGGAGTAGCTGAATCAATAACTCGACTTCTTTCAGTCACTGTACATTGTTCCATTAAATCTGCAAACTCGATAACAGAATCGGCTAAACCTACAACTCGTAGGCTCATTCCCTGAAAACTCCTTCTACCTGCATAATTAGATTTTTGAAGGTTTTTAAGGTGATTTATTTGTTTAGCCGATAAATATGCCATTGTATTATTTTTATCCTGCCCATGTTTCAGGGCACAAATGTTTTTAAGCCACTGTTAAAGTCAATGCAGTAGCGTTAAACTTAACTTCATCTCCCGTTGCAATGGTTTTAGGTGCAGACAATAAACCTGCAAATAACATATTTCCACCTGTAATAGTATCAAACACTGCCACGTGAGTAGCCGTTGCGCCCGATGCTGCACTTGATGCAATGGTAATAGCTCCAGTGTTGGTCAATGTCCCATTACCACCTGTTCCTCTTGTCCATCCACCTGCTGCAACGGCTATGCGCGTGTACAATGCACCTGTGGCAGAGCCTGCATCCGTTGGGTCTTGTGAATACAGTTGTACAAAAGTAGATGTTGGAGCTGTGGCAAAGGTAGAGCCATTAATCCACCCTGTTATTTGGTCTTCTAAATAATTTGAAAAAGCCATGATATTTATTTTTTAGTTAAGGTTAAAATCTGGTAACAACGGTGGAACATATTCGCCCGTTGGTAATGCTAAAAGGTATTGAAATTCTTGTGGTAATATTTCAATGTCTTGCGGAGATAAAAATAAAAACCACGTTTCATTTATATCTTGAACGCAATTAAAAAATATGCTATCTGTAAAAAATACGCCTTGTATTTCTTGTTTTTGTGCAATTGTTAAAATATATCCTATCATAATTACTAATTTACTTGGCGATTTAAAGTTGTTTGGAATGCTTGAACTGCTGTGTAAAAATTAGCTGCTTCTGTATCGGTTAAGCCGTCACCGATGGATGCAAAGGCGCATTCGCGATTAGAATATTGAATCGCATTATTTACTTCATTATTTATAGCACCTATAAAAATATTTATTGCTGGTCTGCCTGCATTATCACTACTTGTATTTGTATTTCTTAATATACCATTTTGATAAATTTTTGTATTATTATTTGCAATTGTATTTCCAACAAAAAATCCTAATTTACTAATAAATGTAAATGAAGCAACATTACCATATCTTTGAACAGCAGCCCTTGCTCTGTTTAAAGTAGAGAAATAGCATTGTAAAAAATAATTGTCTCCCAAACCGCTTGTAAAACAACCAATATCAATTCCAATTAGATTACTGTCTGTTCTGTTGTAGAAGCCTAAATGAGCAAAATAGTTTGACATTGTAACGCTTGGTTTTAAATTTGTATCCATAAATGCACTCGTTCCATTTGGCTTAATTCCCGTACTTGCAAATGTCCAACCACTACTAAATGTTCCCGTAAAACTTGCACTCTTTAAATTTTGCGCACACGCCGCCGCACTTGCACCCACCATTGGATAAATGGCTTTCATCTTTGTCCAAATACCATCTGCTTTCATTTGTACTACCAAAGTATTAACCGCATTTTGTTCAGTTGTTGTCAATGTTCCACCTGCCGTTGTCACGCGGTTAAAGAATGCCTGAGCGTCTGCGTCAAAACCAGCTGCCTGCACCGTCAAATTTGCCGTCGTTGTCCCCGTGGCTAACAAGGAGGCGTTGAAGGTTTTGGGTATGGTTAAATTCCCTGTAACACTTGCCAACGTTAACAAGGAGGCTTGCGCCTTTTGCACAAAGGAAATATCACCGCCTAACAAGGCATTGGCGTTTAAACTTGATGCAACCTTTTGAACAAAGTTAATGTCAGCGGAAACAGAGCCAAATGCGTTTAACGATGCTTGGTATTTAATAACACGCATCAAGGCAGCCGAAAGGCTACTTTGTGCTAATAGAGAAGCGGAGCAGAGTTGTAAACCAATAACAGTAGAATAGCTATCATAGTAAACGCCCTGGAAGGAAATAAACCTTCTATCGTGACTAATTTTAATATTTTTAACCTGATAAATCTTATTTTTAAATACTACTCTTGATTCTTCTGTAATTAAAGAAATATATCTTATGGTAAAATCACAAATATTTTTTGCCGTATTTTTACCCTCTATAATTGTCTCGTTTGATCCTGGTAACTTGCTTTCTGCAAATGCCCAAATAGTAGCAACATCTGCCCAACTCTCGGAAGCAAAACCAGTTAAACTCCGTGACCGGTTAACATTTTGAAGGATTATTCTATCCCTCATTTTGCCCGTAACTTCGTTCTTGTTGTACTTCATTAGAAAAGTTGTACGCGATATTGGTCTAATAAATATTCAGATGCCGTAGGTAATTTTTTGACATAATCTTGTCGATTATCATACGCATCAGTAATCATTAATAAAATAGCTTGTTTTATTTGCCCTGGCACCGCAGATGATTCAGAGCCATATCCAGCTGTATAAGTAATGGTAACATCATTAATATTACCGTACAATGTGGGCCATGTTTTACCGTAGGCTAATGAAAGCCTTGCAGGTTTTTCAAAAGTATCTACAACATAATTTG